CATCGATGTCGGCATCGTCGCCGCTGGCTTCCACGGCAATCGCCATCTGCCGGTGCAGGTCTGCTCGATCGGCACGCTGCGCCGCAAGTATCATCTGCTGCCGCGACCGAGGCTGATCGTGTGGGACGAGTGCCATCACACAGCGGCGAAGTCATGGGCGGAGATACACGAGCAGTTCCCCGACGCCGCGCACATCGGCCTGTCGGCGACGCCTGAGCGCCTAGATGGAACCGGCCTCGGCAAGTGGTTTAAGAACCTGATCATCGGTCCGAGCGTCGCCTCGTTGATCGCGGACGGATACCTGTCGAACTACAAGCTCTACGCTCCGTCGACGCCGGACCTCGACGGCGTGCATACCACGGCTGGCGACTTCAACAAAAAGGAACTCGCCGACGCGATGCGGCGATCGACCGTGACCGGCGACGTGATCGACCACTACCGCAAGTTCGCGGACGGCAAGCGCATGGTGCTGTTCGCCTGGTCGATCGAGTCGTCGATGGAGATGGCCGCGAGGTTCAACTCAGCCGGCATCGTGGCCGAGCACGTCGATGGCAAGACCGACGCGACAGTCAGGATGCAGGCGATGGAGAGATTCAAGGCCGGCAAGACGCTCGTGCTGTGCAATGTCGATCTGTTCTCCGAGGGCGTCGACGTTCCGGCGATCGAGGCCGTCGCGCTGCTGCGTCCGACTCAGTCGCTCGGCCTGTATATGCAGCAGATCGGGCGCGCTCTGCGTCCAGCGCCAGGAAAGGAATACGCCGTTATCCTCGATCACGCGGGGAACTGCCGGCGCTTCGGTCTGCCTGACGACGATCGCGAGTGGTCCCTCGAAGGCCGCAAGCGTGGCAGGTCGAACGACTACAGCGTTCCGATCAAGCAGTGTCCGCAGTGCTACTGCATCACGTCCGCCGCCGCCGATATGTGCAAGTCGTGCGGACACAAATTCATCACGATGCCGCGCGAGATCGAGGAGGTCGACGGCGATCTTGAGGAGGTCGACGTTAGCCTGAAGCGCCACATCGACCGGCAGGAGCAGGCGGCGGCAGAGACGCTGACGGACCTCGTCGCGCTCGGCACGGTGCGCGGATATAAGAACCCGAAAAAATGGGCCGAGCACGTCTGGAATTCACGCCAGGCGAGACGGATTGCGAAGGAAACAAGGGAGATGTTCAGATGACGAGAGAAAGTTTGATGCAGGCCGCGCTAAACACGATCCATCGCACGAGTCACTGCGAGCAGTCGCGCATCACTGCGGCGCAGGCTCTTGAGGCGGCAGGCAAGCTGCCGGCAGCGGAGTGCCTTAATCGGCTGGCGGCTGAGTGCCACAAAGCAAATGAGACCTGGTGGAAGAACCCGGCGACCGGAGAGCGCATCCAGCGCAACAAGGGAGAACTGCTCATGCTGATCGTGAGCGAGGTCGCCGAGGCGATGGAGGGCGAGCGAAAGAACCTGATGGACGATCATCTCCCGCACAGGAGAATGGCGGAGGTCGAGCTTGCGGACGTTCTGATCCGCGTGTTCGACTACGCGGGAGCCTACGGCTACGACCTCGACGGAGCGGTCGCAGAAAAACGCGCTTACAACGCACGTCGCGCCGACCACAGGCCGGAGAATCGCCTGCTGGCTGACGGCAAAAAATTCTGATGCCGTTCAAGTACACATCGCTGCGCGCCAGGCTGAACGCGAACTCTCACGAGGAGCCAGCGCCGACCGGCGTTAAGTACCGTCGATTCGAGAAGCCGTGCCGGATATGGAACGGCATGGTCGGCGGATCGATGGAGTACGGCAAGATCACGATCAGGTCGCGGCTGCGGCGCGCGGACGGACAGAAGATAGTTGAAGCGCCTGCTCGCGCATCGTGTCTCGAAGGCGCTCGATCTCGGCGTCCCTATCTGGAAGCTGAACTACTGCTGCCATGCGTGTGACAGGCCGGCGTGCATCGAGCCGACGCACATCGACAGCAAGACGCCGAGGGCGAACAACCGCGACACTGTTGCGCGCGGCAGGCATGCGAGCCAGCAGGGGGTAATGGCGTGAAACAGGACGGCCAGCCGGAGAACTCCGGACATGAGATCGCGACGCTGTTCATCAGGATTCAGCAGTACAAGGATCAGTGCTGGAAGGCGCACATCCAGCGCAAGCATCGCGATGCCGCCGAGCTTGCCGCGCTTCTGAAGGCGGCGACCGACGAGCTTGAGAGGAGACTCGTGTTATGACGGACATCATCCTGCACGCTCTCGGCGGCGCGCTGATCGCGTTGATCGCGTCGCTCGTCGATCCGTTCTGGACGATCGTGGCGATCCCCGTTGCCTTCGCTGCTGGCGTGGCACGCGAGTCCGGACAGCGCGACTGGATCAGTCCTCTGCAGTTCAGCGCGCACGCCTGGCGCGAGGCCGTGGCGTGGAGTGTCGGCGCTGCGGCGATCGCCGTGCTGGTGCATCAGTGATCGACGACCTGAACCGCATGGAGTCCGAGGGCGGAATCGTAGAGCCTGACGAGGATGTTCGCGGAGAGTCCGAGCGGAAGGTTCTCCATCGGACGATGATCGCGCTGTCGACCGCAGGCGCTCGCGTATTCCGCAACACCGTAGGCATGGCGTATCAGGGCAAGGCGCTGCGCTTCACGCAGCCGACCGTCGTGCATGTCGACCAGGGCGACATCGTGATCCGCAAGGCTCGCACGGTGCGCGCCGGCCTGATGACCGGCAGCAGCGACCTCGTCGGCTGGAACTCGCGGCTGATCGACGAGTACGATGTCGGCAAGCGCATCGCGCAGTTCGTCGCTTGCGAGGTCAAGACCGATCGCGGTACAATCGAACCTGAGCAGCAGCAGTTCCTCGAAGTGGTCCGCGATTCAGGCGGCGTCGCGATTCTGGCGCGCTCAAGCGATGAAGCAGTCTCCAAACTCAACAACGGCGGAGGACTGGAATGAAACAGACATACCTCGACATCCCGCTTCGCGGCTCGACGCTCGAAGTGATCAAGACGGTCAACGCGATCGGCGCGAGATACGCGAAGCAGAACCTCACGATGACGGTGCGCCAGGTGTTCTATCGCCTCGTGACGGTCAACGCGATCGCGAACACGCAGAAGGAATACAAGCGGCTCGTGAAGATCATCACGGACGGCAGGCTCGCCGGCCTGATCGATTGGGACATGATCGAGGACCGGGCGCGCAGCTTCATCGGGCGCACTCGATGGGAGTCAGGCGTCCATGTCATGAACGCCGCCGCCGACAACTATCATCGCGATATGTGGGAGGGACAGGACTGCAGGCCGTTCGTGCTGATCGAGAAGCAGGCGCTCGCTGGCGTGCTCTCGCCGCTGTGCTACAGGTACGACGTGCCGCTGCTCGCCTGCAAGGGCTATCCGAGCGCGTCAGTGCTGCGCGACTTCGCTCGCGAGCAGATCATGCCGGCGCTCGCGGACGGCCAGCGGTGCATGATCCTGCATCTCGGCGACCACGATCCGAGCGGCATCGACATGACGCGCGACATCGTCGAGCGCATGACGATGTTCATTGAGATCGAGGACGCGGACGTGAACCGGCTCGCGCTCAACATGCCGCAGGTCGAGCGCATGTCGCTCAAGCCGAACCCGGCCAAGCAGTCAGACGCCAGGTTCGAGAGATACGTTCGACGATTCGGTCGACGCTGCTACGAGCTTGACGCGATCGAGCCGGAGGATTTACAGGCGCTGGTTCAGCGTTCGATCGTGGCGCGCATCGACCAGTCCATCTGGAAGCGCCGCGAGCGAGAGATCGAGGCGATGAAAAAGAAAATGAGAAAGCACGCGGCCAAGTTCAAAGGCTGATCAGGAGAGTTCCAACATGACTCAGGGGTCATCACATGGCAACGAAAGACAATCCAGGCGCATTTGACTGCTACGCGAACGCGAAGAACGACGAGCCGATGTTCGTGCTGCTTGCGCGCGACAAGGCATCGCCGGCTGCGGTTCGCTACTGGTGCTTAGAGCGCATCAAGACCGGGAAGAATTCGATCAGCGATCCGCAGATCACCGAGGCGTATCAGTGCGCGACGGCGATGGAGGAGTACCAGGCCAAGCTCGCAGCGCCTAAGCCTGTCGAGGAACCGAAGCCGACCGTCGACACGCTGTAGATCGGCGTGATCGACTTTCAGAGCCTCGCTTCGAGGCTGCTGTCACAGGCGCGTTCGCTGCTGCCGTCGTGGTTCCCGGCAGGGAAGATGCACGGACACGAGTTCTGCGTCGGCGATCTCGCCGGCTCGGAAGGCGAGTCGCTGAAGATCAACGTCGTCACTGGCCGCTGGCAGGACTTCTCGACCGGCGACAAGGGCGGCGACCTGATCAGCCTGTACGCGGCGATGCACGGCATCAAGCAGTCCGAGGCCGTCAAGCAGCTTGACGACGGCACGACCTCGCCGCGCGTAGCGCCAGCGCAGAGTAAGCCAGCGGAGCCGGAGCGCGCCGAGTGGACGCCGGTCATCCCGGTCCCTGCCGACGCTCCTGCGCCGCCTGACGAGTTCTACCGGAAGATGGCCGGCGAGTGGACGAAGCTCGTCGTGCGCGCTCGCTGGACGTACACGAACGCAGCCGGCGAGCCGGTCGGCCACGTCTGCCGGTTCGAGTGGTACGACCCTCGCGGCGAGCTTGCTAAGGACGTGATCCCGCAGGTCTACTGCCGCAACGCTGACGGACAGCATCAGTGGCGCTGGCGCGCGTTCGCGCAGCCGAGGCCGCTCTACAACCTGAAGGAACTGCGCGATCGCCCTGACGCTCCTGTGATGGTCGTCGAGGGTGAGAAGAAAGTCGAGGCGATCCGCAAGCTCGCGCCGCAATACGTTGGCATCGCATGGCAGGGCGGCGCGAAGGCGTGGCGTAAATCAGACTGGTCGCCGATCAACGGTCGCAAGGTTCTGCTGTGGCCGGACGCTGATCAGAAAACGGTCAAGACCGAGCGCGAGGCGTCGATCTACAAGACTCCGATCGGCGAGCTTATACCGCAGAACCAGCAGCCAGGCGTGCTGGCGATGTGGGAGATCGGGCATCACGTCTATAGCAAATGCCCGGAAGTGAAGATCATTCTGCCAGCGGGTAAGCCGGACGGATGGGACGCCGCCGACGCGCTCGCTGATGGCATGGATTGGGCGGCGCTCAAGGAATGGGCGCTGCCTCTTGTTCAACAAATAACGGGAGCCACTGATGGACGACAACAAAGCAGTTCCGGAGTTTCTACGCAACAGGCCGCAGGACGTACCGTTCACGGACGAGCACGCGAAGCAGATGATCGGAAAGGTGAAGCGAGCGCCGATGCTGACGCGCCTGGCGACGTGGCTGAGAGGCGCGCTCAACGTGCAGCCGGCGAGGATGCAGAGCGCGGTGAACATGGCGATCATCAAGATGGCGAGGGAGGACAGGGCGCTGATCAACGGCCTGCGCGCGGACCTCAAAGCGACGCAGGATCAGGTGTCGAGGTACGCGATGACGAATCTCGATCTGCAGGGCGAGATCATGCGGATCGAGCACTATCTCGAACTGACGCGGCGCGGCCTGGGTCAGCGCAACGCGAGGGGTCACGAGCACTACGAGCTAGTGCCGATCGAGAAGCACTTACGCCGGCAACCTCGCAAGGGTGGGCGAACCGCTGGCTCGCGCTGAGTCTCGATCGCACAGGCAACGGAGCGCCATTCATGAACCTCACGAACGCGATGCGTGTGCTGATGGGCGAGCCATCGATGCACAGCAGGGTCTGGTACGACGAATTCCTCGACCGTCAGATGACTGGTGAGCCGCCGCGCGAGTGGACGGACGATGATGACCTGCAGGTTCAGCTATTCATGCAGGCTGAGATCGGCCTCTCAAAGATCGGGATGGACGCCGTTCGTGGCGCTGTCCGGATGTTCGCCAAGCAGAACGCTCGCAACTGCGTGCGTGACTGGCTGGACACGCTGACGTGGGACGAGCAGCCTCGCATCGATCAGTTCTTCGTCGACGTGTTCGGCGCGGAGGACAACGAATACACGCGCGCAGCCGGTCGCAACTTCTGGATCAGCATCGCGGCGAGAGCCTACGATCCAGGCTGCAAGGTCGACAATATGATCGTGCTCGAAGGCGCTCAGGGACTCGGCAAAAGCATGGCGCTGCGGATCATCGGCGGAGACTGGTTCGCCGAGCAGCACGAGTCAGCGGCGAACGCAAAGGCGTTCTCGGAGATTCTGAAGGGCAAGCTGCTGATCGAGATCGCGGAGATGGATGCGTTCAACAGGACCGAGGTCAACACGATCAAAAAGGTCGTCTCGTGCCAGTTCGACCGATACCGCAAGGCATACGATCGCGAGGCGCGCGATCACCAGCGCCAGTGCGTGCTGGTCGGCACGACCAACAAAGACGACTGGAACCGCGACGAGACAGGCGCACGGCGCTTCTGGCCGATCCGCTGCGCCGGGCTGGTGCGGATCGACCTAGTGCGCGAGAACCGCGCTGCGCTGTTTGCCGAGGCCGTGGCAGAGTTCAAAGCGGGGTCGACATGGTGGGAGATGCCGAGCGCGAGCACGCTCAGGGAGCAGAGCGCCAGGTTCGACAATGATCCCTGGCTCAGCGCGATCGAGTCGTTCCTGTCCATCGCACGAGAGACGCACATGAACGAGATACTAATCGGATGCCTGAAGTTCGAGCTTCAAAAAGTTGGACGGCAGGAACATAATCGCGTTGCATCATGTCTGCGTAAACTCGGATGGACGAAAGGCGGCAACGCTCGTCGCAACGGTAGCCAGGTGAGATTGTGGCTCCCGCCGTCGACTGATGCTACCGTAGCAGCAAACGTCGGACGTAGCAGCGACCCGAAGCAGCAGGAAGAACCGAATCCATTTCAATGAGTTGCGCCATCTGCTGCGTCTGCTGCTACCTATTCTTATATATAAAGACTACTGTAGTAGGAGGAGGGGAGGGATGCACGAGAGCGCACACGGCGGCGCGCGTGCGCGTGCGCGCGAGGCGTGCGGAGACTCTTAGGAAATCGACGCAGCAGACGCAGCAGCGCAGCAGCGGCCTGTTATGTGGCCTGGCGCACATCGGGGTAGGATTGCGACCGTGAGCACGACATCAGAGACCACGGCGCGCACGCGAGACGCGATCGCTGCGCCTGGCGCGATCGACGCAGTGTGCGCTTACATCACAGGCGGAGGGACGCTCGCGGCCTGGTGTCGCGGCCACGAGTTCGAGGATCGCGGCAGCTACGTGTTCGAGCTTGTGGCGGCGTGGATCGAGGCCGATGGAGCGCGCCGAAAACGCTACAAGGACGCGCTCGAAGTCCGCGCGCAGCATCACAAGGATCGCATCATCGAGCAGCTTGTCGGGATGGTCACTGCCGATCTCACGACTGCGTTCGCGGCGGACGGCACGCTGCTGCCGATCGACCAGATACCGCTTGGCGTGCGCCACTGGATCGCCGGCATCGAGGTCGATGAACTGTGGTCAGGCAAGGGTGAGAACCGCGAGCAGATCGGCGTCGTGAAGAAAGTGAAGTTTTGGGATAAGGTCCGCTCGACAGAACTACTGATGAAGAATCTCAAGATGCTCGTCGAGAGGCACGAGGTCGCCGGCTTGAACCTGGCGGACCTGCTCGCTGGTGATGAAGGAAAACGATCGTGAGGTACGGCAACGCGGGGTTCCGAGCGATGATGCGGCTGCGCCAGCTTGCGATGTTTGATGTGGCGCTGTCGGTCAGGCGGGTGGATCAGTGGAGCATTGCCATCCCTCGGAGCGGCAACATGCCGCCGCAGTACGTGAACCTCATGACTGGTCAGGTCGGCATCGTGCGTCCTGCAGGGTCTTGACCGTGCAGCCGTCCGTGTGGCTGCGATACATCTCAGCGCCTGGCGCTGCGCCGGTCGACGCTCGGTTCAATCCGAAGCCTGATCCTGCGGTGATGGCTGAGTTCCTGAACCTGTGCGCGACTCGCCTCGGCCTCACGCTCGACGACGAGCCTGGCGCGCTGATCGAGGAGCGCGTCAAGCGGGACGGACCGCGACTCGCTGAGTACCATCGTTGAGCGCCGACCGCGACGCTGATCGATTCATCGGCCTGCTCGGAGAGTCAGGTCACACGAAGATGGCGCTGATGCGTGGCGATGTCGTCGTCGCCACGTACCTGCAGCACGTCGATGGCAAGCTCTGGACTGTCGTGCCGCGCCACGATCGCCTGCTGCCTGGCGCTAACGACGAAAGGTTCGGGCCAAATGTCTAACTGGCGTCCGTGTCCAGCGAAGGCGCAGGACGGAATCTGCGAGCAGCATGAGGCTTGCCTGCATCGCGGAGATCGATGCCCGTTCGAGTGCGACGGCTGCGGAGACGTGACCGACATCAACGACGAGGGTCTATGCGTGGAGTGTGCTGATGGCTGATAGCGTCGAGATCGCACGAGAGAAGCTGCGTCGCTGGCGCGACAACGGTGATGGCCTCGTGCAGTTCGCTCGCGAGGAACTGCGCTACGAGCCTGACGAGTGGCAGGTCGACGCGCTGATCCAGTACCAGACCGGCAAGCCGCGCACGGTGATGAAGGCGTGCAAGAACCCTGGCAAGACGCGCGTGCTCGCGACGATCGCCTGGCACTTCCTCACGGTGTACCCGCATCCGAACGTGGCCGCGACCTCGATCACTGGCGACAACCTGCGCGACGGCCTGTGGAAAGAGATGGCGATGTTGCAGCTACGATCGCCGATGCTGACGCAGGAGTTCCAGTGGACCGCCGAGCGCATCTTCTACAAAAAGTTCCCGGCTACCTGGTGGATGTCGGCGCGCAAGTGGTCGAAGTCCGCTGACACGGCGATCCAGTCGAACACGCTCGCCGGCTTGCACCAGGACTACATCCTGTTCCTGCTCGACGAGACTGGCGGCATGCCGCGCGCAGTGATGGCTGCTGCGGACGCCGCGCTCGGATCAGGCATCGTCGCGCGTCTCGTGCAGGCCGGGAACCCGGAGAAGTTGGAGGGTCCGCTGTACGACGCTTGCACGGCGGAGCGCGACCTGTGGAACGTGATCGATGTGACCGGCGATCCCGATGATCCGAAGCGTGCGCCGCGAGTGAAAATCGAGTGGGCGCGCGAGCAGATCAGGAAATACGGCAAGGACTCGCCGTGGGTTCTGGTCAACGTGTTCGGTCGGTTCCCGCCTGCGTCGCTGAATTCGCTGCTCGGAATCGATGACGTTGAGGCGGCGATGAAGCGGCATCTGCAACCTGAAGCGTACAACTGGCAGCAGAAGCGCCTCGGCATCGACGTGGCACGGTTCGGCGACGACCTCACGGTGATCGCGCCGCGCCAGGGTAAGGCGTGGTTCAAGCCGGTCCCGATGTCGCATGTGCGTGACTCAGCGGTCAGCGTCGACATCGCGAATCGCGTGATGCTCGCGAAACAGAGATGGCAGTCCGAGATCGAGCTATTCGACGACACGGTCGGATGGGCGCACGGTGCTCGTGACGTGATGGTCGCCGCAGGTCACTCGCCGTTCGCGATCAACTTCGCAGGCAAAGCGCCCGATCCGCGCTACGCGAACATGCGCGCCTATGGCTGGATGCAGATGGCCGAGGACGTGAAGGCCGGCGCATCGCTGCCGAACATCCCTGAGCTTGTGGCCGAACTGACGACGCCGACGTTCATGTACCACAACGGGAAGTTCCAGATCGAAGATAAGGACATGATCAAGGAACGCCTCGGTCGATCGCCGAACTACGCTGACGCCTACGCGCTGACGTACATGATGCCGGACATGCCGAGCCAGCTTGTCGGGATGATGGCGATGCACGGCCACGGCAGGCACGCGACGACGGAGTTCGATCCGTGGCGCGACGAGGATGCCGAGCGCGGTCGCCGAGCGCAGACCGAGTTCGATCCGTTCGATCCGAGGCGAGACACGCTATGAATCACTGCTCGCGCTGCTTCTACGCGAAGCGCACGACAGTCACAGACCGGCACGAGTACGTGCTGACGTGCCTGCATCCGTTGTCACGCACGCCGATCGGTCTGGCTATGGCGTGCCATCAGGCGCGCGAGGCGACATCGTTCTGCGGTCCGACAGGATCAGCGTTCCAGCACGCGAACGGCTCGCCGCAGCCGATCGAGATGTTCAGGCAATAGCGTGTTCCACCAGCGCAACGCGCCAGGCTACAACGTGCGCGAGATGGCGATCATCGACGGCGTCGAGTACGCCGTGCCGAAGGACTGCGCGGCGTGCGGCGAGTTCTGGAAGATCAATCAGCAGACGGACGGCGCGAGGTACTTCGTCGATGGGCGCTGGCTATGCGTCGCCTGCCTGGAAAAGAAAACGCCGGGCGCTGTTGATGGCGTCCGGCGTTAAGGCAAAGCTGGATGAACCATTTTAGGAGGATGTCGGCTTACTTCATCGTCTGATCTCCGTTCTCGTTGATACGTGCAGATCGGATCGTGCTCCTGCTACCCCGCTTAGTGTTCACTTTTAGTAGACGTTTGCAGAATCAATGACTTAGGCGTAACCTCGCGCGCAATGTCTCAGGTCTCCGTGCGCGCGGTGTCCTTCGTCGATGTCATCGGCGATCTCCGCCATCTGCTGCTCAGGAACCACGAGGAGACCTCTCCGTTCCCCGGCATCCCGCTCGACATCGACGCGCATCGGTACATGCGGATCGAGGCGATGGGCGCGCTGCGCTGCTACGTGGCGACGGTCAGTGGCCGCATGATCGGGTACGCCGCCTTCATCGTTGACGAGCATCTGCATCACAAGGGCGCGGTGTTCGCGACGCAGGACGTGATCTACGTCGAGCCTGAGTCGCGCAAGACGCTGGCCGGCATGCTGCTCGTTCGGTTCATCGAGGACGACCTGCGTGACCGTGGCGTGCAGGTCATCATCCACTTCCAGAAAAAGAACCATCCGGCGCTCGGCAAGATGCTCGCGCGCATGGGGTACAAGGACGACGAGGTCGCATGGATGAAGCGCCTCGACGTGTCCGATCGCAAGATCAACATCGCAAGCGGGGGCTGACATGGGACTGTTCGGCGGCGGCGGCGGGTTCTTCGGTAAGGCTCTCAAGATCGTTGGCATAGCCGCAGCGACTTACTTCGGCGGAACTCTCGGCGGCATGCTCGCGGCTGGAATGATGGGCGCGATGGGCGGCGGACAAAAGCGAGAGGAGCAGGAGCTTCTGATGGAAGCGCCGCCGCAAGCCTCGACGACCGACAACACGAAGCAGGCCGCTGACGGAGCGGCAAACAGGCAACGCAAGCGCACGTTCGGCGCGTCTGGTCGAGCCGATACGATCAAGACTAGTCCGACTGGCGACATCGGTTCTGTCGGACCTGGCGGCGGCGAAGTTAAAACCCTCCTCGGCTACTGATGGCCGGCGCTCGATTCACGCCTTACAAGTCTCCGAACAGCGGCGTCACGCGCCGCCAGCGGTACGAGATCGCGCGCAATTCGATGTGGCAGGAGCGCGTGACGCACGACGCGCACTTCCGAGACCTGGCCGACTTCATCTGTCCGCGCCGGCCTCGGTTCTTCTCCTCGGACCGCAATCGTGGCGATCGCCGCAACCAGAAGATCATCGACTCGACCGCGACGTTCGCCAGGCGCACGCTGCAGTCGGGTATGCACTCCGGCATGACTAGTCCTGCGCGTCCGTGGATGAAGCTGATGACGCCGGATCCCGACCTCAACGAGTTCGCAGCCGTGAAGGAATGGCTGCACATCGTCACGCAGCGCATGCTGTCGATCTTCGCGCAGTGCAATATCTACAACGCGCTGCCTACGCACTACGGCGACATGGCGACGTTCGGGACGGCTGCGACCGCGATCCTCGATGACGATGTCGACCTGTTCCGCGCCTACAACTATCCGATCGGCAGCTACGCGATCGCGACGAACAAGCGCGGCCTCGTGGATCAGTGGGTCTACGAGTCGCAGAGAACCGTGCTTGAGATCGTCGACGAGTTCCTGGTCGACAAGCGCACGAACATGATCGACTGGTCGAAGGCGTCGCAGACGATCCGCAACCTGTGGGATCGCGCGGAGTACAACCAGAAGATCGACGTGTGCTGGCTGATCATGCCGAACATCGAGCGCGATCGCTCGTCGCTCGAAGCCGGCAAGTTCATGCCCTACCAGTCGGTTCACATCGAGAAGGGCCAGGAGAAGGAAGATACGTTCCTGCGCGTCAAGGGATTCAACGAGTTCCCGATCCTCGTGTCGCGATGGGACGTGACTGCCGACGACTGGTGGGGAACGGACTGTCCCGGCATGGTCGCGCTCGGCGACGTGAAGCAACTGCAGACTGGTGAGAAGCGCAGCGCGCAAGCGGTCGAGAAGATGCTTAACCCTCCGCTGCAGGCTCCGGTGCATGTGCGGAACCAGAAGGCGTCGCTGCTGCCTGGTGACATCACGTACACGGACGTTCGCGAGGGACAGAAGGGCATCCATCCGATTCACGAGATGAACTTCGCGATCGACCAGCACGAACTCAAGCAGCAGTCGACGCGCGCTCGCGTCCAGCGCGCCTGGTACGAGGACTTGTTTCTGATGCTCGCGTACAGCGACCAGTCGCGCGGAGTGCAGCCGCCGACCGCTACCGAGATCGCCGAGCGCCACGAGGAGAAGCTGATCGCCATCGGCCCGGTGCTTGAGCGCACGAACGACGAACTGCTCGATCCGAAGGTCGATCGCGTGTTCGCGATGGCCGAGCGCAGCGGCCTGCTGCCGCCAGCGCCTGAAGAACTGCGCGGCGTCGCGCTGCGCGTCGAGTACACGAGCATCATGAGCCAGGCGCAGAAGATGATCGGCGTCGTGGCGCACGAGCGGTTCCTGCAGACGGCGACCGCGCTGATGACCGTGTTCCCGCAGGTCAAGCACAAGGTCAACGTGTTCCAGGCGATCGACGACGCAGCCGACATGCTCGGCGTGAACCCGAACCTCGTCGTGCCGGACGAGGAAGCGCATGCCGGCGCGAAGGCCGAGGCCGATGCGATCAACGCTCAGGTCGCATCCGAGAGCGCGGCGAACATGGCGAAGGCCGGGCGCGACCTGGCCGGCGCTGACCTCGAAGGTAAGAACCTGCTGTCGACGCTGGTCGACGGCGTCGAGGAGACGGCATGAACGAGCGCGCCGCAGTGTCGAACGCCGCTGACGTGAAGCAGGTCAAGCACGCCGGGCGCAAGGATCAGGAGCGCCGGCAGCTTGAAATCGCGGCGCTGCGCGAGATTCTGAAGCTGCCGGCTGGTCGCCTCGTGCTGTGGAACGTGCTGACGCACTGCAAGGTATTCGAGTCGATCTGGCATCCGAGCGCGCTGATTCACGCGAACGCCGGTCGCCAGGACGTAGGTCACTGGCTGCTGGCCGAGATCGCCGAGGCCGACGAGGACGTGATCGTCCTGATGATGCGAGAGGCAAGGGTCGCGAAGAAACGCGACCAGGCCGAACGTGAAGCCGTCCAACAAACCAAAAAGGACACCGCATGAACCGCACGATTCTAGGCATGGCAATCCGGCAGATTTTCCTCGACGCGGCTGACGACAAGGGCGGCGGCGGAGGCGGGACAGGTGACGACAAGACAGTCGCCGTGAAGCCGGAGGATGCGCGTGCGTTCGTGTCGGAGTTCGTGTCCGATCCCGAATCTATCAAGACGCTCGACGATGCGAAGGTCGTCGAGTATCACGGCAAGCTGAAGGGCAAGCTCGACGGCCTAATCAAAACGGAAGTCGAGAAGGCGAAGGGGGCGTCGACCGCTGAGGCGGCGGCGTTGAAAGAGAAGTGGACGAAAGGTGAACTTAAGCTCGAAGCACCAAAGGACTCGAAGCTCTCCAAAGCGGACGTTGACGAGATCGCAGCCATTGCGCGCGAGCGAGGATTGTCACAGGAGCAAGCTGCTGAAATGGTCGCAAGCAGGCACGCGGCAGTATCACGGTTCGAGGCTACGGTGATGGAGAAGATGAAATCGGAGAGGGCTGCATGGGTCGAGTCAATCAAGAACGACCCGGAGATCGGCGGCGATAAGCTGAAGGAAACTCAGCGACTCACCATGTTGCCGATCGAGCGGTTCGCGACTCCGGAGTTTCGCTCAGAGCTTCGCGCAAGCGGGTTCGGCGATCATCCTCTGTTTGTCAGGTTCCTCCTGTCTATCGGGCAAGCGATGTCCGAGGACGATCCGAGCGCCGACAAGGGCGGCGGGGGCGGGGGATCAAAGAAAGACGCCGCGACAGTTCTGTACGGCGAACCCAAAACCTAATGAAAGGGCAATACATGAAACGCACTGACTTGCAGTACCTGCCTGTGATCGTGATGCTCGCGGTCGCGGCAGTCCTTACCTTCATCGCTCCGGAATTTCAGGCGCTGCTGCCGGTTATCGGCCTGGCGACTATCGGCACGAGCGCGCTCACGCTGACCGATTGGGCGAAGCGGCTCGATCCGGACGGCAAGGTTCCGACCGTCGTCGAACTGCTCGCGCAGACCAATGAAATCCTGACCGACATGCTGTGGATGGAAGGCAACTTGCCGACCGGCCATCGCACGACTGTCCGGACCGGCCTGCCGACTGTGGCCTGGCGTCTGCTGAACCAGGGCATCACGCCGAGCAAGAGCACGACCGCGCAGATCGACGAGCAGGCAGGCATGCTCGAAGCGTGGTCCGAGGTCGATGTCGATCTCGCGAACCTGAACGGCAACGTCAACGCTTTCCGTCTCTCCGAGGCGATGGCGTTCCTCGAAGCCATGAATCAGGAAATGGCGCAGACGCTGTTCTACGGGAACTCCGGCCTTGCGCCGGAAGAATTTACCGGCCTGTCGACGCGCTACTCGGCGATCTCCGGCGCGACGAACGGCTCGAACGTGATCACTGGCTCCGGCGCAGGCTCGGACAATTCGAGCGTGTGGCTCGTGGGATGGGGCGAGCGTTCGATCTTCGGCATCTTCCCGAAGGGCAGCAAGGCCGGCATCATCCACGAGGACTACGGCGTCCAGACGGTGATCACGGCGACCGGCATCGGCGGCGGCAAGATGCGCGCGTACCAGGAACGCTGGCAATGGAAGGCCGGCATCGCGCTGAAGGACTGGCGCTATGTCGTTCGCATCCCGAACATCGACATCAGCAACCTGGTGGCGAAGTCCTCGGCTGCGGACCTGATCGAACTGATGATCAAGGCTACGTACCGCTTGCCGACGCTGAACGGCGTGCGCCCGGTGTTCTACATGAACCGGACGTGCTTGCAGATGCTGGACATCCAGCGCCGCGACGACGTGATCACTGGTGCTGGCCTGACCTTTGACAACGTCGACGGCAAGCGTCAGCCGTCGTTCCGTGGCATCCCGATCCGTCTGTGCGACGCGCTGACGGAAGCCGAAGCCACTGTCGCCTAAGCCGGCTGACGGTCCCTTAAACGATTAGAAAAGGAAATCGCAAATGAAAAAGAAACTTCTGAGCGCCGCCATCGGCGCGATGTTCGCTCGCGGTCCCGCTGTCGCACAGCAGTCCGTGCAGCAGCGGAATTACATGTTCCTCGACGCGCAGCACCAGTTCTCCGATAGCCAGGCTGTCACGGCTGACGCTGTCGGCACTAACGTCATCGACCTGTCCGCCGACCGGAGCATCGGCAGCGGCGAGCCGATGTGCGTCGTGTTCGTCGTGGAGGTCGCGGCGGACCAGACGACCGGCGACGAGGACTATGAATTCCACGTCGAGTACGCATCGAACGCCGCGCAGACGACTGGCCGCAAGCTGGTCGGCATGCGGAAGTTCGAGTCGGGAACGCCGACCGCGCCCTACGAGGATGCCGACCTGCTGGTCGCCGGGTTCAAGTTCATCATCCCGGTACCGCCTGCCGCGCTGTCGGAGTCCGAGCAGTTCCTCGGCATCCGGTACGACGTGACCGGCACGACACCGACGATCACCGTCTCGGCGTACCTGATGCCGCTGTCGATGATCGAAGTGGGCCAGGTGTCGTACCCGAAGGGCTTCACGATCTCGTAAGGGATCGGCTGAAAGACGAACCCCGCGCCTTCGGGCGCGGGTTTTTTCTCAACCGACTATCACACAGGACACACCGACATGAAAGTCATCGTCAAGGAAAGTCTGCAGGAGCAGTTCATCGGATTCTTCGATCACATCCGGCGCAGGACGGGCGACGTGTTCGTGATCCCCGACACGCCGCGTCGCGGCTTGTTTCCCGCCGAGAAGAAACTCGTCGACGGAAACGACGAGGCTCGCGCCGTGTACGAGCAGATCAAGGACAGCGATGGCAATGTTCCGTTGCAGTTCTCGTTCCGCTGGATGGAGCCGGTCGCGGCGAGCAAGGCCGAGAGCACGTCGACGGCGCAGCAGTCGCTCGATCGCAAGTCCGAGATCATCAAGAAAGAAAAAGCCGGTGCGCGCGAGATCGCGCTCGGCGGCGGGAAGGAAGCGGACGTTCTCTAGCGCAGCATCCTGTCGGCGCGCTCGTAGCGCCGCCAGGCTCCTACTTGAAGGGAGATCAGCATGGCAACAATCGCAGCAACCATCGACGCAGTAAAAACCTTCGGCGACAGGGCGCACGTCGTCACATGGACGCCTCTCACGTTCTCCGGCCTAGATGCCGGCTCGCCGATCGAGATGCCAGGCTCTGCCGACCGCTCGGTTCAGATCAGCGGCACATTCGGCGCTGGCGGCTCGATCTCACTCGAAGGATCGAACGACGGCACTAACTACGTGGTCTTGACCGATCCGCAGGGAAACGCGCTGACGAAAACCGCAGAAGCGATCGAGGCCATCTCCGAACTCACTCGGTTCGTCAGGCCGCGCGTGACTGCCGGCGACGGAACGACCTCGCTCACAGTTTCACTCCTGGTCAAGAGGTAAGCCATGCAAAACGAGATCATCAAGGCGTACACGGCGAGCGAGGCTCTGAACGAGATCGAGCGCGCCGGCAGGTTGTTCAAGGCGTTCGAGAACTCGCATCGCGTGCTCGAATACATGGCGGGGCTGGAACAGCGCGAGCGCGAACTGACCGATCGGCTTGCCTCTCTGGTGCAGCAGGTCGAGAAGCAAGATTCGGCGCTCGCGACGGCTCGCGACGAAGCTGTCAAGACCGTACTGAAGGCGACAGGCGAAGCAGCCGCGATCGTCGAGAAGGCGCAGGCTGAAGCTCTCGTCATCCACGACAGGGCAACCTCGGAAGCGACGGAGATGATCAACAACGCGACGGAACTGGCGTCCGGCGCGCAAGCCAAGTGCAATGAGGCGATGGACGCCGCCGAGGGCGCTCGCAAAGCGCAGGCCGCTGCCGAGGCCGCTACCGCTGAAGCCGAGGCCAGGCTCGCGACGGCGAGGGCGGAGATCGATCGACTGCTGAAGCGGTAGCGTGATCGTCTCCTCCGACTTCACTGTCGGCCACGCCCAGGCCGATGGCCGCCGCTACGTCACCGAGCGCCACACGTTCGATGACGGCAGCGTGGAGGTGGTCGAGTACCTCGCCGACAGCAAAGCCGATCACGCCGCGATCATGGCCGCGCGTGCGCTGGTGATTGAAGGCAATCGGATCGCCTCAACCGAGCGCGAGGCTGAGCAGGCTGCTGCTGAGGGAAAACTGCAGGCCGTGCTCGCCATTGCCGAGAGCAAGGGGGAGATCAGCAGAGAAGAACTTGAAATGGCTGGCGTGCCGTTGAAGGAAGGGGTGAAGTAAATGGCGACCCGCTACGTCCGCTCGACCGACGGCAGCGACGCCGACGACGGCTCGACCTGGGCGCTCGCCAAGGCGACGCTCACCGGCGTGGCCGCGATTGACACCGCAGGCGACCGGATCTGGGTCTCCGACAATCACGCCGAGACCACGGCTGGCGCGATCACCATCGCGCTTGCGGGGACGCTGGCTGACCCCACACAGGTGCTTTGTGGCGATGATGCGGCGGAACCGCCGACCGCACTTTCCACCGCTGGGACAATCTCAACGACCGGCGCCAACTCCATCACGCTCCAAGGCAACGCCTACGTCTGCGGATTGACGTTCTCGGCTGGCAGCGCAGCCAGTAGTGCCGCCCTAGTTCTGAACAACGTCACTGCCAACATAATGAAGTTTGAGGATTGCGGCTTCGTTCTCAACAATACCAATGGTGGCTCAGCCATCACCCCCGGAGTTGCCTCATCTATCACGGAATTCATCAACTGCTCATTCAAGTTCGGGGCCGCCGCGCAGACTGTCGACAATCGCGGTCACATCAAGATCAAGGGCGGTCTGTGGGCGGCTGGCACCGCTGCCCAGACCATCATATTCGAACCTAGCGGTTCAGGCCCACTTCTGGAAGCTGATGGAATCGATTTTTCTAATTTGGGTTCAACCGTCGATCTTGTAACTGGTGGCGGCATTCCGGCCGGAACACTGCATTTCTTTCGCAACTGCAAGCTGCCAGCCAGTTGGTCAGGGGATTTGGTGTCGTCCGCCCTGACCAACCCGATCAGCCGGGTGGAAATGTGGAATTGCGACAGCGGCGACACCAACTACCGCATGTGGATCGAGACTTACACAGGCTCGATCAAAAGCGAAACCACGCTGGTCAAGACCGGCGGTGCGAGCGACGGGGACACGCCGTTGTCGTGGAAGATGGCATCCAACACGATTTCCGAATATCCATTGAATGTGCTGCGCTCGCCGGAGATTTTCTCCGAGCGCATCACGTCGGTCGGATCGGCCAAGACGATCACCGTCGATATCCTGCACGACAGCGTCACGGCGCTGAAGGACGACGAGATCTGGCTCGAAGTCCAGTACCTCGGCACCAGCGGCTTCCCGCTTGGCTTGTTCGTCAATGACGCGAAGGCCGACGTGCTTGCGGCCGGCGCGAATCAGGCGGCGAGCGGCGCGACCTGGACGACGACCGGCATGGCGAATCCGAACAAGCAGAAGCTCGAAGTCACCTTCACGCCGCAGGAGAAGGGCGTCGCGATCGTCACGGTGTGCATGGCGAAGGCGAGCTACACGGTCTACGTTGACCGTGTGGCGCAGGTCAGCTAATGAGCATCACCTATCAGATTCCAGGTGGGCCGACCGTCAACGTGCCGGAGGACGGCACAGAATACGACTTAGCTGGCTACGGCGTACTTAATCAAAGCGAGGAAATTCCAGAGCCTGAGCCGAGCGGCACGGACGACTGGCCTCGCATAGCACGCAGACGGAGGAGTAGATAAATGGCTTCCAAGACCGCAATCGTAAACATGGCGCTCACGCGCATCGGCGTGTCGAAGCTGCTCGCTAACGTCGACACGGAGACGAGCATCGCCGCGATCACGGCGCGCACAAACTACGAGAACGACATCGACTACGTGCTGCGCGACTTTCCGTGGCCGTGGGCGACGGCTTACGCGACGCTCGCGCTCGTGGCCGGCTCCGTCAGCGAGAACGCTGTGACCGACTGGCGCTATGCGTATCGGTATCCGACCGACTGCCTGTACGCTAGGCGCATCGTGATCTATACGGGTCGCAACGAGCCGAACCCTCCGCCGTTCAGGATCGGGCGCGACAGCGGCGGCAAGCTGATCTATACGAACGAAGCCGAGGCCGAGCTTGAATACACCGTCAGGGTGACGGACACGAACGAGTTTGATCCGATGTTCGTGTCGATGCTGGCGTGGAAGATCGCCGCTGGCCTGGCTCCGTCGCAGTCGCGCATCGAGGGAATCATCGAGGCGTGCCTCGCTGCCTACGAGGTCGAGAAAACGAAGGCCATGAGCCGCGCGCTGAACGAGAGCCAACAGGACGCGCCGATCGAAGCTGAAGCCATCCGAGTGAGAGACTAGCCGTGCCGTCGCCTGTCATTCAGAGATCGTTCGCTGGCGGAGAGATCGCGCCGTCGATGTACGGTCGCGCCGATCAGACGAAGTATCAGACCGGCCTAAAGACATGCAGGAACTTCCGCGTGCTCAAGCACGGCGGAGTCGCGAACCGCAGCGGCTACCAGTACATCAACGAGGTCAAGGATTCGAGCGCAGAGACCTACCTGATGAAGTGGGTCTTTAACGCCGAGCAGACATACGTGATCGAGGTTGGCAATCTCTACATGCGGTTCTTCCGCAACGGCGCACGGATCACGGTCTCAGGCGTCGCCGCTTACGTCGGCGCGACGCCATACGTTGTCGGCGACCTGGTCGAGAGTGGCGGCGTGAACTACTACTGCGTCGCGGATACGACCGGCAACGCGCCGCCGAACGCGACGTATTGGTATGCGCTGGACGGATCGATCTTCGAGATTCCGACGCCGTACCTGACCGCTGACCTGGCGAAGATCACAGCGAACAAGGTGCAGTCGGGCGATGTTGTGACGATCGTGCATCCTGACTACCCGACGCGCGAGCTTACGCGCACAGGACACACGACCTGGACGCTGACGCTCAAGGCGTTCGCGCCGAGCGTTGCCGGCCCCACGAACTGCGCCGGGACCGCTGGCGGCGCTGGCGCGCTCGTGTATCGCTATCGGGTCACGACCGTAAAAGAGGAGACGTTCGAGGAGTCGCTGCCTGGCCTCGGCGCGACGCAGGTGATCTCGAACATCACGCAGGCGAACCCTGCCGTCCTGACTTACGTCGGCGCTGACAACTTCGAGAACGGCGACGAGATATACATCGACGGCGTCGCCGGGATGACCGAGGTCAATGGCGAGACGTTCAAGGTCGCGAACGTGAACACTGGCGCAAACACGTTCGAGCTTCAGACCCTGTCGAGCGAGAACGTGAACTCGACCGGCTACACCGCATACGGAAGCGTCGGCACGATCGCCGCAAAGCAGATCAGGATCAGCGCCGCCGCAGCGCCCACTGCTGCCGCGCCGCACGTCCTGACGTGGACGCACGCCGACGAGTGGGGCGAGTACGACATCTACCGAGAGACCTCGCCAGGCAGCGGCACGTATGCGTTCATGGCCGTGGCGAACGGATCGACCTACTCGGACACTGGCGGCACGACGCCGGACACAGCGGTCACTCCGCCGATGTCGCGCAATCCGTTCAACGAGGTCGACAGCTATCCGAGCGTTGCCTCGTACTATCAGCAGCGACTCGTACTCGCGAACGTGAACGCGAACATCGAGAAGGTCTGGACATCGAGGACCGGGCAGTTCGACAACTTCACGGTCTCCTCGCCGCTGCAGGATGACGACGCCGTCACGTTCTCGATCGCCGGCAAGCAGGTCAACGCGATCCGCGCGATGGTAGAGATCGGCGACTTCGTGATCCTGACATCTGGCGGGGAATGGGTCGTGCTCGGAGATGCCGATGGAGTGCTGCGCGCGAATCAGCCGCCGAACCTCAAGCAGATCGGCGAGTACGGCTCCGCTGAAGTGGCTCCTGTGATCATCGGGAACTCGCTGCTGCATGTCCAGGCGCGCGGCACAATCATCAGAGACCTGCGGAACGAAGTGCAGGCGGGAGGGCAAAGCTCGTACAACGGTCGCGATCTCACTGTGTTCGCCGGCCATCTGTTCAAAAAGAAAACGATCGACCGATTCGACTTCGCGCAGATTCCGGACTCGGTCGCCTGGGCGAAGCGATCGGATGGAGTCCTGCTCGGCCTGACGTATCTGCGCGATCACGAGGTATGGGGCTGGCACTGGCACGATACCGAAGGCAAGTTCGAGGACGTGTGCGTCGTGCCGGAGGGTGACGAGGACGTGAACTACGTGATCGTGCGCCGGTACGTCGACGGCAGCTATCGCCGCTACATCGAGCGCGGTCACGAGACCGGATTCACTGACATCGCGGTCGACGCGATCTTCATGGACTCGTACCTGAGCTATGACGGCAGGAACACAGGCGCGACCGAGCTTACGCTGTCGGCTGCTGCAGATTGGACCGTAGATGACGAGATCACGATCACGGCCACGGCTGGAACGCCGTTCGTTGCCGGCGATGTCGGCAACTGGTTCGTGCTGAACCTTGTCGACGACGACCCTGACAGCGAGACGTTCGAGGAGATCATCTCGACGGTCACGATCGACGTGACGGCGTTCGACAGCACGACAGTCGTGCGCGGCACGCCGAGCGCCACTGTGCCGGATGGACTTCAGGGAGTGGCGACAACGAACTGGTCGCGCGCCGTCGACGAGATCGCCGGAGCCGATCATCTGGAAGGGAAGGATGTAGCCTGCTTCGCCGACGGTCATGTCGTGGCAAGTCCGAACAACGACAGATATACGGTGCTGACGGTCGCCGGAGGCATAGCGACGCTGTCACGACCGTACTCAGTGATTCACGTAGGACTTCCGTACCTGGCGGACTTCAGGACGCTAGACCTCGACGTTCAGGGAGAGCAGATCAGATCGAAAGCGAAGAACGTCACGCACATCTCTCTGCTGGTCGAGGAGACGCGCGGAATCTTCGCCGGCCCTGACTTCGACGACCTGCAGGAATTCCAGCCGACGCCGGTCGCGACGTATAGCGAACCGTGGCCGCTTGAGAATGGCCTGGTCGAGATGAACATCGCCTCGACATGGGAGGGAACGGGCAGCTTCTGCGTTCGGCAAAAAGACCCGTTGCCGATTACAATCCTTTCAGCAATACCGTCAACGGCGATCGGGGGGTAACGTGGGAACTGCTGCTGGTGGATGGGCCGGAATGGGGCTGTCTATAGCCGGCTCCCTGATGGGCGCGAACGCATCAAAAAAATCTGGCAAGGCGCAAAGGGAAGTCGCCGAGTACAACGCCGAGCTTCAGGAGATCAAGGCCGACGACGCGATCGTGCGCGGCGGAGAGGCCGAGCACAGGCTGCGCGTCAGTGCTCGCGGGATGATCGGCGCATCGCGCGCCGCGTTCGCCGCCAGCGGCGTCGAGGTCAACGACATCGACTCGACCGCGACGAACGTACAGGCTGACATTAAATCTCTGTCCGAGGTCGACGCGCTGACGATCAGATCGAACGCGGCGCGCGAGGCGTGGGGATACCGCACCGCTGCCACTGAGCTACGCAAGCGCGGCGAGATCGCCGAGGAGGAAGGTAAGCAGAAAGCGATCGGCACGCTGACCTCGACTGCCGGAAGCCTGCTGTATCAGAAGTACGGGTTCGGCTCGACCGGGAGGTTGAAAACCTAATGCCTACCGTCAAAAACTACGGCGTACCGCGCGTCGAGAACGAAGGGCTGCGCGGCGGCGAGCGCACAGCGTTCAAGACCGAGGAAGCCTACGGCGCTGCGACCGGCAAGGCGATGCAGGTATTCGGCCTCAAGCTGCACGAGGACGAGGTTCTGCGGCAAGACCAGGTCGCGCTGATGGAAGCGGATCGCAAGCTCGGCGAGTGGGAGAACAACGCTCTTTATCATCCTCAGACCGGCGCTCTCAGCAGGCGCGGCAAGGATGCGTTCTCCGCGCCCGACGAGGTCAGCAAGAGCATGAAGGCGGCGTCGGAGGGAATTCGAGGCGAACTCAGCAACGATCGCCAGCGCGCAGCGTTCGACCGCGCCTACATCGCCAGGCAGGGCGACATCAACAAGACGATGTCGCGCCACGTTTTCACTGAGGCTCGCAAGTATGAGGAAGTCGAGACCGAGGCATATGTCAAAAACGCGCAGCAGTCGGCGATCCTGAACTATCAAGACCCGGAGCGCGTAGGCTTGGAGATCGAGAAGGCGCGCGGCGCTGTGATCGGGTTCGCTCGTCGCAACGGCCTGGGCGGATCGGAGTACGAGAAGCAGAAGCTGCGCCAGGTCGAGTCCGACGTTCACGTCAACATCATCGAAAGGTATCTGTCGAACGGTCAAGACCAGTCAGCGCGCCGCTACTTCGAGCAGGCGAAGAAAGACGACCGCATCGCTGGCGACGACATCAAGGGAGTCGAGGCGAAGATCAAGACAGCCGTCGTCGAGGGCGAAGGGCTGCGCGGATCGGACGACATCTGGCAGCGGCTCGGACCGAAGAACGATGCCGATCCGGTCAACATCGACCAGATGGTGAAGGAAGCCGAGTCCAAGCACGCAAACAATCCGAGCGTCCTGAAGGCCGTGAAGGATCAGATCAAGGAAAAGGCCGCGCTGCACAATGCGTCGCAGCGCGAGCGCCAGGAAGCCGCCGCAGACGACGTGTGGAAGGCGATCGAGGGCGGAGCGAGCTTCACGTCCGTCAGGTCAAGACCGGCCTTCAGGATGCTGCCTGGCCGTCAGCAGAACGAGATCAAGACGTGGATGATCGATCGCGCGGATACGATGAAGAAACGCGCCGAGGGCGATGGCGACGACACGCTGTACTACAACCTAATGACCGAGGCGTCGACGGCTGCGCTGCAGGACAAGTTCCTGACGACTAACCTGCAGGAGTCGCGCGGCAAACTGTCGAAGCAGCAGTTCAATCATCTCGTCGATATTCAGGCGAATCTCCGTAAGGGCGACACGAAGAACGCCGATAAGCTCATGGCGAGTGAGCGCGTGCAGAAGTCGATCGTCGACGAGGCGCTGCTGTCGATGAAGCTCGACCCGACGCCGAACGAAAAGACGAGCAAGGACAAGGTCGACCAGATCAACGGGTTCCGCCGCTCGGTCCGTGAAGCTGTCAGCGCGCAGGAGGCGCGCACAGGAAAGAACGCGACGGACAAGGATGTCCAGTCGATCGTCGACGGTCTGATTATCAAAGGCGTCACGGAGAAAGGCGTCCTGTGGGACACGACGAAACGGGTCTATGAACTGAAGCCTGGCGAGAACATCACGATCAAGGTGACGGACGTGCCGCGCGAGGAAAGGGCGAAGATCGAGGACACGCTGCGCCGGAACAAAAAGCCGGTCACTGACGAGACCGTCACGGAACTGTACCGCGCCAAACTGATAAGGCTGCGCGGGTCCGACGCTCCGGATCGAGGCCGCATCAAGTGAACGAATACGATGAACTGCTGACCGGCGCGTCGAAGCCGAAAAACGAATACGACGCCATCGTTCAGGATCAGGCAGGCAACCAGAACACTGTGCTGCGCGGATCGATGCGCGCCGCGTCGTCGATGGATCCGGATCAGGCGGCGAAGGTCGTCAAGCTCTCCGAGCGCCTGAAGCTGCCGACCAGCGTCGTCGAGAGGAACTTCGATTCGCTGTCGAAAAAATACGACCTCAGTGACAGCGAGTACGAGTCGCTGATCCGCGAGAACCCGAAGCTGTCGTCATGGTTGACCGATTCAGCGAACGCCGCCGTCGCGCGGGACGACCTGCCGATCATGAAGCGGATCGAGAATACGTTTGCGTCGTTCGGGCGTGGATGGTCGAAGGCGTCGACGCAGGGCGAGCTTGCCGACCTGCTGTTCAAGGAAGTCGACTCCGGCATCGGGCCTGTCGAGCGCGCCAGGCGCGACAAGCTGAAGGGCGACATCAAGTACATGTCGGAGCAGGACGCCGGCAACGGCGTGCCTGAGTACATCGCCAGCGTGACCGGGTACTCCGCGCGCCAGATGGGAACGTCCCTGATGGTCGCCGGTCAGGGCGCAGGCACAGGCGGCGCTGTGGGCGCTTTAGCCGGCGCTCCGATCGGAGGAGTGGGGGCAGCGCCAGGCTTCGTCGCCGGAGCCACGGCAGGCGCGCTGACGGCCTCGGCGAACTACTCCTATCGCATGGAGACCGGGTTCGCGTTCGATCAGTTCCGCGACATGCGCGACGTGAACGATAACCCGATCCCGCTGGACGTGGCGAAGAACGCGGCTCGCGCGGTCGGCGTCGTGAACGCCGTGATCGAGTCAGGCAGCGACGTGCTGCTCGCGTCGCTCGTGCCTGGCTTCTCGAAGCTGACTGCCGGCCTGGGCGGAGAGGCGGCGAAGCGCGCCGTCCAGCAGGCCGCGATGGACGCGCTGAAGGTTCCGACCAGGCGCGCGGCGCTGATGTCGGCGATCGGGAAGATGGGCGGCGCAGGATCGATCGAGGGACTTGAGGAGTTCGTTCAGAACCTCGTGACGGCAGGCGGACGCGAAGTGGCGCAGGGCGCGAGCGGGCAGACGTTCAAGCCGGACGACATCACGGACGACATCAGGAAGGCGTCCGGCGAGGCGCTTGACGCTGCTGTCGGTACGTTCTTCACCTTCGCGCCGGTCGGCGGCGCTCGCTTCTATCAGCTTCACCGCCAGGCGCAGAAGGCGCAGGAGCAGGAGCAGTTCTTCCTCGCGCTAGGGCGCGGCGTGCAGGAGAGCAAGACCTTCGAGCGCCTGCCGGAGAAGATGCAGGACTTCATCAACACGACCACGAAGGACGGTCCGGTCGATAAGGTGTACGTTCCGGTCGAGCAATGGTCGACGTACTGGCAGAATAAGGGCGTCGATCCTGCTCGCGCCGCCGAATCTGTCGGCGTGACGACGATGTACGAGAGCGCGGTTCAGTCCGGCGCGGACATCATGATCCCGATGTCGACGTTCGCGACGAAGATCGCGCCGACCGAGCACGGCGCGTTCTTCGCGTCCGAGGCCAGGCTCGCGCCGGACGAGATGAACGCGCGCGAGGCGAAGGAACTCGAAGCCACGCTCGCGAAGGAACAGCAGAAGGCGGACGCCGAGACGAAGGCCGCGCAGCAGGCGAAGGTTCAGGCGCAAGACACCGACGCGGTCATGACCAAACTGAAGGACGACATCAAGGCGAAGCTGATCGCCGCTGGCGTCGAGCAGCGGACCGCCGAGGACTACGCCGCCGCTCAGGAGGCCAGGTTCCGCCAATTCGCCGATCGCGCCGGGATCAGCAGCGAGGCGCTGTTCGAGCGGTTCGTGAAGGGCGACAAGCTGCAGGTTGGCTCCGGAGAGACGCATGGCGAGGGCGCGCAGATGATGTCGCAGCGCGCTCGCTTGACCGCCGTGCCGAGCGCAGGATCGCGAGACGACGGCCAGCTTCAGAACCTTGAACTGCGCAACGCTCAGGGTCGCGTCGGCGAGGCGCAGATTCACCGGACGACATACGGCGACACTCCTGCATGGTCGATCGCCTTCATGGGACTCGACAAGGAGCATCAGATGCGCGGCCTCGGACTGCATGCGGTCGACGCCGTGATCGAGCAGATCAGGACCGTAGACCCGCAGGCGACGCACGTGACCGCCGAGGTCATGTCGCAGAACATCGCCAGGCTGATGATTCATCGTCTCGGACAGCCGGAGATGGTCAGCGACGACATACGCGAATACACCGTCGATGAGGCGCTTGAGAAGCTGCCGAAGCTGACGCCGGTCGAGAAGGATGGCATCTCTCCTGCCGCTGGCAATCGCATCTTCATGGCCTGGCCGATGCCTGAGCAGCTTGATCAGTCGGCGATAGAGGAGACAATCAACGTAGACGGTCAAGACCGTCCGACGACGAACTCTAAAGGCCAGCCGATCGCGCAGACCGCCGAGGCGCTGCAGAATTTCTGGCGCTGGTTCGGCGACAGCAAGGTCGTCGACGCGCAGGGCAGGCCGCTGGTCGTGTATCACGGATCGCCGAAGGCTGGATTCAATGAGTTCCAGCCGAACAAAAAAAGCAAAGTCGAAGGCTCGTATTTTTTCACGAGCAAACTTCCCGTTGCCGCGACTTACTCAGGAACGCAGAAGGAAGCGATTATCGACGAAGTGTTCGGAGAGGAGACCGGGCCTGGCGTCTATAGCGCGTATCTGAAGATCGACAAGCCGCACGAGTTCTACTTCGACGGAGCGAATTGGGACGGACAAAAAGACCCGCACTTTGACCTGATCAACGAGGACGGAGACGCTTTCGATTCTGTCTACACGATCGCGGAGGCGCAGGACGCCGTAGACAGCGGGAAGGCGGAAAGCTATGAAGCTGTCGATACTCTGTTCACGTCAACGGATGCAGAGGTTCGCGCCGCGATCCGAATGGGCGACGACGGAGCGGTTCTACGAGATGTCGTCGACGAAGGCGATAAGGCTGGCGGATACGGAGAGCCGTCAGACATTTTCGTCGTGTTCAAGCCGACGCAGATCAAATCCGCTGTCGGCAACCTCGGCACGTTCGACCCGTTGAGCGCGAGCATCCTGAATCAGCCTGCGTACCACGGATCGCCGCACAACTTCGACAAGTTCTCGACCGATGCGATCGGCACTGGCGAGGGCGCGCAGTCCTACGGATGGGGTCTCTACTTCGCCGAGAACGAGGATGTCGCGTCAGGCTATCACTCACGTCTCGCCGGAAATCCGTCGATCATCGAACTGAAGCTAGGCTCGATGCGGATCGGACAGCACAACGGGCTCAACTACAGCAAGCGCGATAGCGAGAGCGATGTCGAGAACATTCGCGCATCGCTCGCCGAGGATTTGCTAATCGACGAGACGAAGCTGCTCGCGCACAAGGGCGACATTCAACAGTACGTCCTGAACGTGCTCGATGACAGAATCAAAAACTACTACGACCCTAAGACCGATCCGCAGATGATCGTCGCGGCGAAGAAACTCTACTCGATGCTGGATCGGCCTGACTCGATCTCGATCAAGCACGAGGAATCGCAGGGCGGCGTCTACAAGGTCGACATCGACGACAAGGTCGTCGCGCGCATGCTGGATTGGGACGCCAAAATCAGCGCGCAACCTGAAGCTGTGCGGAGTGCTCTTGAACGCATTGTAGCTGCTGGCAAGTCGGCGGACGCTGAAGGCGCGGCACGTCTTAAGGCTGACGCCGTTGCTGATGTCGGAGATTTGGCGAACGCGATGTTTGTCGGCGGCGCAGTGGCCGAACACATTTCACGCGATAGCACTGGCGAGCAATTATATGAGGCGATGGTGACTGCTCTGGATGGAGACAATAGGGTCGCGTCGTCGATGCTGTCCGCTGTTGGGATACCTGGCAACAAATACTCCGACGCCGACAGCAGAACATTGTCGTGGAAAGTTTACGACGCGAAAGGCAATGTTCTAGGGGCGTTCGACAATCAAGGTCAGGCAGACAAGCACGCCGCATCTCAGCCGAAGAACATCAAGACAAAAATCGAATACGAAGGCACTCGGAACCTCGTCGTGTTCGACGACAAGGACGTGACGATCACGCACAAGGATGGCACGCCGGTAACTGCCGAGGAGCGCAAGCAGTATTTCCAGCCGCCCGAACAAGACTCGAAGCGCGGCTCGATCACGTTCACGAACGGGCAGAATCGCAAGTTCAAGATCGATCTCCTCGAAGGCGCGGACCTGTCTACGTTCATCCACGAGTCAGGTCACTTCTGGCTCGAAGTGATGGGCGATCTCGTGCAGGAGCTTCGCGTCGGTCCCGCCGAGAAGTTGAACGAGAAACAGCGCAAGATGGTCGAGGACTACGACGCTCTGCTGAAGTGGATGGGCGTCGCCAGTCGCGCCGACATCAAGGTCGAGCAGCACGAGCAGTTCGCTCGCGCGATCGAGTCGTACTTCATGGAAGGCAAGTCGCCGAGTCCGGCGCTGCAAAACCTGTTCGCTCGCGTGCGCTCGTGGATGCTGGCGATCTATCAGTCGCTCTCTAAGCTGAACGTCAGTCTGACGCCGGAAGTGCGCGAAGTGTTCGACCGGATGCTCGCGAGCGATCAGGAGATCGAGGCCGCGCAAGCCGAGGCGAACGTCGTTCCGCTATTCGCTGACGACAAGACGCTGCTCGAAGCAGGGTTCACGCCGGAGTTCGTCGCCGCCTACCGCGACAAGGTGCAGAAGGCATCCGACTCGGCGAAGCAGCAGCTAACCGAAAAGGTCATGCGCGCCGTCACGCGCGAGCGAGAGAAGTGGTGGAAGGAACAGCGAGCCGCCGTCCGCGAGGATGTTGCCGCCGAGGTCAACGCCAGGCAGGAGCAGATCGCGCTGTCGGTCCTCACGCGCGACGTGATGCCGAACGGCGATCCCCTGCCCTACGACATGCAGCGGATCAAGATGAGCCGCGCCGAGGTCGACGCCATGTACGGCGAGGCGGCGTGGAAAACCCTGCCGCGCGGCTCTACGGCGACGGACGGCCTGCCACTGCAGGCGGTCGCCGACCTGTTCGGCTACGGCTCCGGCGACGCGCTCGTGAAGGCGATCCGCCAGGCGAAGCCAGCGAACGCCGTGATCGAGGCCGAGACGGACAGCCGGATGAAGGAAACGCACGGCGACATGCTGGTCGACGGCACGATCCACGCCGCCGCGCAGGAGGCCGTGCAGAACGAGGAGCGCATGGCGGTCGTGCAGGCCGAACTGCGGGCGCTGGCGAAGATGCGGGCTGCTGCGGCCCCTGCCGTGGCTCTGGAACGCAGCCAAGCGAAGCAGGCTAGGTCTCAGGGAGTGCAGGCGCTGCGCGGAGCGGTCCCGCCGCTGGCGGCTGTGCGTCAGATGGCGGCGGGCAGGATCGCGCTGACACGTGTCAGCGACCTGACGCCGAACACGTACCTCGTGGCCGCGCGCCGGGCGAGCCAGTCTGCTGTCGAGGCAGCGGCGAAAGGCGACTACGAGGTAGCTCTCAGCGCGAAGCAGCGCGAGATGATGAACATCGAGTTATTCAAGGCGTCGACGGCAGCGCGCGAGGAGGTCGACAAGACCGTCGCGTACATGCAAGCGTTCGGTGAAGGAAAGAAACGCGCTCGCATGGCGAAGGCCGGGCAGGACTACCTCGATCAGATCGATGGGTTCCTCGATCGCTACGACTTCGCGCAGGTATCACAGAAGGCGCTAGATCGCCGGAAGAACCTTGCCGTATGGGTCGCGCAGAAGGAAGCGGCTGGCGAGCCGGTCAACCTGCCGGACGATGTCGTCGTCGAGACTCGGACGAACTACAAGGACATGACGGTCGAGGAACTGCGCGGCGTTCGCGACAGCGTGAAGCACATCGAACATCTCGCCAAGCTGAAGAACCGTCTGCTGACGGCGAAGAAAAAGGCGACGCTCGACGAGGTCGTCGAGGAGATCGAGACCTCGATCCGCGACAACGCGACGAGCTACAAGGGGGTGAAGATCGAGAGCCGTCTGCCGACTGACGAGGCTCTGCGCGCGATCGATTCGTTCTTCGCCATGCACCGCAAGCTCTCGTCGTGGCTGCGTCAGCTTGACGGCCTGAAGGATGGCGGCGTGCTGTGGGAATACATCATGCGCCCGATCAACGAAGCCGCCGATCGCGAGGCGACGATGAACGCGAAGGCGATCAAAAAGCTCGCCGACCTGTTCAGCGTCTACAAGGACAAGGATCAGCGCGCCCTGTACGAGCGCCAGGCGATTCCTGAGATCGGCACGTCGCTCACGAAGATGGCGCGGATCATGGCGGCGCTGAATTGGGGCAACGACGACAACCGTCAGAAGCTGATGGACGGCTACGGCTGGACGCAGGTTCAGGTCGAAGCCGTGCTCGCCGGCCTGGACGAGCGCGACTGGAAGTTCGTCCAAGGTGTTTGGGATTACATCGATTCGTACTGGTCACTGATCGAGGCGAAGGAAAAGCGGATCAACGGGATCGCGCCGGAGAAGGTCGAGCGCAGTCCGGTCTTGACCCGATTCGGCGAGGTCGCCGGAGGGTACTTCCCGCTGAAGTACGACGATCGCCAGAGCGCGCAGGCGCACGGCAATCGGGTGAAGGACATCGCCGAGCAGCAGATGAAGGGCGGCTATACGAAGGCGACGACGCGGCGCGGCCACACGAAGGAACGGGTGTCGAACGTGAAGCTGCCGATCCGCCTCGACTTCGGCGTGATCGACGAACACGTCAGCCAGGTCATTCACGATGTCACGCATCACGAGATGCTGATCGACGTGAATCGCCTGCTCGGAAACAAGACCGTCAGCGGCGCAGCGATCGAGGTCTACGGCGACATCGTCTACAAGCAAATTCAGGGAGCGATCGTCGACATCGCTGCCGGGAACATCCCTGCGGTCGGCGCGTTCGAGAAGTCGATCAACTATGCACGGACAGGAACGACGATCGTCGGACTTGGATGGAGCATGATGACATCGCTGCTGCAGCCGCTCGGTCTGTTTCAGTCGATGGTTCGCATCGGTCCGAAGTGGGTCGGCAAGGGAATAGCCAGGTGGATCGGCGACGCGGCGCAGTTCGAGAACACGGCGCGATGGATCCGCGAGAAGTCCGAGTTCATGGCGAATCGCGGTCGCACGCAGCAGCGCGAGATCAACGAGATCAGGAACGAGATCGGGATCAACACAGGCAAGCTCTCCGGATGGGTCGACCAGATTCTTCGGACGACTACGCTCGACACGGTGAATCGCCAGGCCGTCGCCGATTCGTACTTCTGGCTGATCCAGAAGGCGCAGCAGGTTGCCGACATCCCGACGTGGATCGGAGCCTACGAGAAAGCGATGGCTGATCCAGCGAACGACGAGGCCCGCGCGATCGCGCTCGCTGACCAGGCAGTGCTCGACTCGCAGGGCGGCGGACAGATGAAGGACTTGGCTGCGATCCAGCGCGGCGGACCGCTGCTGAAAATCTGGACGAACTTCTATTCGTATTTCAACGTCACGTACAACCAGTCGGTCGAGTCAATCAAGCGCACGAAGTTCTCGAACCCGATCCATCTCGGCAGGTTTGCGGTCGACTTCCTGCTGCTCTACACGCTGCCGGCAACGCTCGGCACGCTGATGAAGTCCGCGCTCAAGGGCGATGATGACGATCCCGAAAAGCTCGCGGAGAAGCTGATTCGGGAAAACCTGTCTTACATGACAGGGATGATGGTCGGTCTGCGCGAGGCCGGAAGCGCGATCCAAGGGTACTCAGGCTACGAGGGTCCGGCAGGCACGAGGTTCTTCTCCTCGATCGCCAAGCTGATCAAGCAGAGCGAGCAGGGCGAGACCGACGCCGCGTTCTGGAAGGCGCTGAACGACGTGGCCGGCATCCTACTGCACTACCCTGCCGGCCAGGTGCGGCGCACGGCTGAAGGGCTGGCGGCGCTGATCGAGGGCGACACGAAGAACCCGGCGTCTCTGCTGTTCGGAGCGCCAAAGCAGTGAATCTGATAATCTTCCGTAGGGAGAAAATATGACGATCGGCACGACTTTTAGAAGCGACGCGAGCGGCAACGACGCAGCCACTTCATACCCTTACGGGTTCAAGATTTTCGCGGAGTCGCATCTCAGCGTTGTGGTTCGCAACGTGTCGAACGGCGTCGAGACCGAACTCGTTTACCCGACGCACTTCTCTGTCACTGGCGTCGGCGCTGCTGGCGGCGGCAATGTCGTTCTGCTCGACACGGACGGAGCCTGGCAGAACGCGAACGGAACTCTGAAAACTGGCTACGCGATCTCGATACGCCGCGAGGTTCCTGTTAGCCAAGGCACAGACATACGGAACCAGGGCGGGTTCTTCGCCGACGTTCACGAGGACACGTTCGACTATCTGACGATGATCCTGCAGCAGCACGAGGACACTCTGCTGCGATCGATCCGATGGACGGAGAGCTTCGACCCTGATGACTTCGACTCGGTTCTTCCGACGCCGAGCGCGGGAATGGCGCTCGGATGGAACGCTACCGAGGACGGACTCACGAACCTCGTCAGCGTCGGAACGGTCGGCGTCAGCGCGTTCATGGAGACGGTGCTTGACGACACGACTGCAGCCGGCGTATTCACGACGCTCGGCATCAGCGCCGCTGTGCAGGCCGCGCTGGGCGAGGCGACCGGACCGCTGGCAATCAACGCTCTTGGCGGATCAGTTGTCCCATCTCCGAGGATGCAAGTCGGCGGGATGAATTTCAACGGGTCGACGACATATCTCGATGGCAATGCGTTGACCGGAATCGCGGACGGAAAAGAGTTCACATGGTTCGGTACGGTGCGATTCGCGAACGCGGCATCTGCGATCGAAGTGCTGCACGACGCTACTGGAACCAGGTTCCAGATCGCTCGCACGGCGACCGGCGAGCTTCAGGTTAGGGCGGCGAACTCTGCTGCGGTCGAGATTCTGAACCGGACCACGATCACGCTGCCGTGCGCGGCTGCAGGCACGTACCGAATTCTGCTGTCAGTCGACCTGACAGGAACCACTCCGATGGCGATGTACGTGAACGAGGTCGCGCAGACGTTCAATGCCGGCACGTTCACTAACGACACGATCGACTTCACGACGACGGAGCACAGCATCGGCGCGACCGTGGCGGGGGCGTCGTTCTTTACGGGTGACTTTTACACTCTCGCTTTCCTGACCTCCGCGCTGACGCTGTCGCAAGAGGCCGTGCGCCGCAGGTTCTATAGCATCGCCAACAACGACGACGAGTACATGGGCGAGTTCGGGGAGATGACAAACCCATCCGGCACTCCGCCTGTGCTGTTCCTTGCCTACGATCGCGGCGCTGGCTGGCCGATCAATAAAGGGTCGGCGACAGGGACGTTCGTGCAGAACGGAACGATCGCCACGGTATCGACCGCAACCATCTTCAGGCGCTTCGCCAGGCACGTCCACGGCGGCAACAACCTGATTGGCGGGACGATCGTTCACTCGCGCTCAGGTAATGCCGAGACGATAGCCGTGAAGCACAAGTCTGGAAACGATCCGTCTGCTCAGTTCCCGGTGTATGTCGTGATGCGCGACCAGGCTGCGACCACTGGCGGCTACGTGCTTCGGCCCATCACGGCGGCGCTGTCCATCACCATCGCCAACACGTCTACGATGGGAATGGTCAACAGCATCGCGGCGCGCTTGTGGTCTGCGATATTCGACGACGCCGGAACTCTGCGACTTGGCGTGATTAACTGCCTCTCGACGACAGCGGGAGTGGGGACCGGAAGGGACGTTACCGCCCTCTACCCGCTCAAAGCGTTCGGCATTGCATCGAGCACTGCCGAGGGCGGCGGCGCTGCAGATAACGCGCAAGTGTTCTACACGACGACTGCAGTCTCGGCCAAGCCTTACACGGCGATCGGGTACGCGACATGGGAGTCCGGTCTTGCTGCCATCGGCGTTTGGGATACAGCGCCGTCTAGAATCCAGCTTTTCGGACCGGGCGTGCCGTTGCCTGGTGAAGTGATCCAGATTCAGCGCAACGCAAACGGGACAATGACAACCGGAGTCACGACAGTTCCGGGTGACAACACTATCCCGCAGATCACTGAAGGCGATCAGTACCTGTCGCAAGCAATCACGCCAACATCTGCGGCGAACGTGCTTCAGATCGAATCTGCCGCCGCCCTTTCAGCTTCCGGCGCAACGCCGACCGTTATCTTCTCGCTTCACAAAGGCGGCGTTAACAACGCCGTCGTCTCCGAGATGGTAACGAAAATTACTGGCGGTTTTTCCACTCAGCGATTGATCCACAAAATGCTCGCCGAAGTTACATCTGCCATCACGTTCTCTGGTAGAGCGGGGGCTATCGCTGCGGCGACAACCACGTTCAACGGCACAGGCGGCGTTCAGTATTTGGGCGGCGTCCTTAACTCATTCATCGAAGCGCAGGAGATCATGGCATGAGCCAAATTCGCGTCATCTACTCGACGGAACCGATCTTCCCTGCGACCGATCAGCATCCCGATGCCGTTCGCTACAAGGTCGGCAAGCACATCGTCGACGCGATCGGCGGTGAGCCTACGATCGAGGAGATCGACGCAGTGCTGAATCCGCCGCCGCCTGAGAAAGCAGTCGGCAGCATGACGCTAACGGAACTCAAGGCGGAGCTTGCCAAGTGAGTGACGCCGATGTCACGGAGCCGCCGCGCCGCCGATCGAGCGACGAGCGCATCGACCATATCGAAAGAAAGCTGCAAGGGTTCCAGCTTGACATGGGCGAGAAGATGCTCGTCGTTGAGCGCAAGCTCGACGAGAACACCGCCGCGACAAAGGCGAGCGCAGAGACCGTAAGCGACGTGAAGAACATCCTCACGACGTTCAAGACTATCGGCACGTTCGCGAAGTGGGCCGGCTACATCGTCGCCGCCGTCGCCAGCGCGATCGCCGCCGTGAAGGGGATGCGCGGGTGAACTTCAGGCAGCGCATTGCAGTCTCCCTACTGACGACGAGCGCGGTCGGGTTCGTCGGGCTGATGGGGTACGAGGGCTACTCCGATCGAGCGATCATCCCGATCACCGGAGACGTGCCGACGATCGGCTTCGGCACGACCGAGGGCGTGAGGATGGGCGACCGCACGACGCCGCCTGAAGCCCTGGCTCGCGCGCTGCAGGACGTGCAGAAGTTCGAGGGCGCGATCAAGCAGTGCGTGAAGGTTCCGCTGCATCAGCATGAATACGACTCCTACACGCAACTCGCCTACAACATCGGGGCTGATGCGTTCTGCGGGTCGTCGCTCGTGAGGCGGCTCAACGCTGGCGACTACGTAGGCGCATGCGCCGAGATCAGCCGGTGGGTCAAAGCAGGAGGTCGCATCGTGCGCGGCCTCGAATTGCGCCGAGCGCGCGAGCGTGCGCTGTGCGAAGGCAAACAGACGGAGGTCTCATGAATCGACCGGCACTACAGCGCGGCTCTCTGCTGCTGATCTACGTTGTCATCGCCATCTTCGTAGCCGCCGCTGGCGGCGCGATCGTCTGGAAATACAACAGCGCGGTCGAGAATGCCGTCAAGCTGGAAGGCGAGCGCGACGAGGCGCTTCGGGCGAACCAGGAACAGCTTGCCGACAACATGTGGCTTCGAGTCGAGAACACGCGCGTCAATGGCCTGCTGACGGCGCGAGAGGCAGGCAGGCAGGCCGCTGCAAGGGAACGAGGGGAGATACGTAATGCTCTTGAAAATGTTTACCGTCTCAACAGGGAGGCTCGTTTGTGGGGCGATCAGCCTGTGCCTGGCTCTGTCATTGACAGCATGCGGCTCAAACCTGCCGAAGCCCTCGTCGACAAAAACCCAAAGGGAGCTTCCGCCGTCAAGCCTGGTCGTTGAGACCGCCGCGCCGGTCGAGAGCGTCGTACTGAACCGCGATCTCGTGAACCTGGTGATCGACTACCGGGCGGCGCTCAAGTCCTGCAACGACGACAAGGCGAGCTTGCGTATGTGGGCTGCGGGAGAAGCGGTCAAGACCAATCAGTGACGTGGATCGCCAGGCTTCATGCGCATCGAGCGAAGCTGATCGGCCATCTGCTGATTCTGACGTAGAGCTTCCATCAGCATCCCGCACACAGCTACCGAGAAGGCGCGCGTAGGCTCGAAGCAGGCCGGCATCTCGTTCTTCGACATCGACTCGATCATCGGCAGCGTCATCGCTTCCTTGATGCGCTGCATGTCGAGCGCGAACTCGGCTCGATCAGCGGAGCACTTCTCCGCCTGATTGCAGTTCGTCATCCCGAACTCGTCGAGCGGGTTCCCGCAGGTTTTGCAGGTCTCCATCAGAGACCTCTCGACGGCGGCACGTAGATCGTCGTCGGTCCGCCCTGGCGCTTCGACTCCTCGCGTAGCTGCCGGCTGACGAACAGGCAGTATGCCTCGGCGCTGGTCAGGGACTCCGGTCCGTGGCTCGCGATCTTCTGCAGCAGCGTCTCGTTCGATGGCTCCGTGACGACCCTCACCCTGTTGCCAGGTTCGTCCTCGATCGTGATGGTGATCTTGCTCATGATGGTTCGCTCCCCGCGCGGATTGTAGCATTGGCTTCGACGGCCAGCTTCACTGGATTGCAGAACGCTCCCGGCCTGAGCCGGCGCGCGACCGTGAGATGCAGGCCGTCAGGTTTCACTGCGATCGGGACCGGATGCTCGACCCATCCGATGTACCGGCACTGCCAGGCTCCTGTGATGCCGACGCCTTTGAAACTCGGCACGCCAGGTCTGAACACGAGCACCGCTTCGTAGAGCATGCTACCTCCCCGTTGATTGCTTGATGATGGACTGCGGCGACCGGAGCAGGTTGATCTCGCTGATGACGTGCCTCAGTTCTTGACGAAGAACCTGAAGTCGCATCGTGTCATCGACCACCAGGCCGGCGACGTGAATCTCCTCCTCGGCGAGCTTCCACTTCCTGCAGTGCAGGATGATCAGCCGCCACCAGCGAGCGATCGCCATCAGAGCACGTCAGCCGGTGGCTTGCCTGCTCCGGTCTCAGTGCCGGTGACGACCTTCTCGCCGCCGTTAACGACCCTCTGCAGCGGGTCAGGCCGAACTTCAGGCGGCGGCAACAGCGCGGTCGATGGCGCTGCTTGCGCGCGATCGGCGAACGGAACGAACGTGTCGTCGTCGCTGTCGAGCACGTTGTCGAGGTCGGTCGACTTCGGCAGCTTTTTCGAGTGACGACGGAACACGGTCTTGCGCGCCATCTCGTCGGGGTCAGTTTTCCACGGACCGTAGTCCTTCGACTTGCTGCGCTCGCGGATCGCATTGATCTCGTCGATGCTCATGTACTCGCGCGACGAAGCTCCGTCCTTGAACCTGACGATCGAGTACGCTCCGACCGTCGCGCCGCGATCGGCGAGCGCCGGCTTGTGAACGATGCGCTCCTCGTCGCCAAGCTGGAAGTCGAAGTGATCGTTCGCCTTCACGACATGAACGCTCGGCGCTCCGCTGATCTCTCCGGAGAGTCTGAGCTTTTTCATCATGCCCTCGACCATCGGCTGATACTGGCACATCGACTTCCATTCCGGCTTGTCCTTCGTGCCGACGTTCGTGTTGTAGACGGTCAAGACCGCTTCCTTACCGTCCGGCAGCAGGCCGTCCTGCGCGGCCTTCATGCACGCGGAGTAAAAGCTGTTGCGGTCGGCTTCGAGGAGCTTGCCGTTCTGCTGGACCGCCGTGACGGTGATCCTGATGAAGCGGTCGACGTGCTCCTGCGTCGGCATGACGGCCTTGAACTGCGATGCCATCTTGCCGAGGGCGCTGCGGACTTCGTCGATCGGTTTCTGCTCGCTCATGTCAGTCCTTTTTGATGATTATCGCGATGTCGCACGCCGGGATGGTCTCCGGCAGTACGGGTGTGACGTGCTGGTCGTATCTCCTCACGACCTTGCCGCCAGTGCCGAACATCGTGCCGATCTTGTTGGCTGCGTCCAGCGCCTCGCGGCGCTGGCCGGTGATGACGATCGTGATCACGGCGTCGTGCCGGGCAGGTTGTCGGTCTGTCCGTCCGCGCTCGCCTTCTCGACCTTGCCGCCAGCTTCGTAGAACGCGGCGACATCGGACGCGCAGGCCGGCGTGATCTCGTACAGGTTCCGCGTGACGTGGAGCCTGGCCGCTGCCGGCGTGCCGGCCATCACGAGGCGCTTATCCTGCTTGCCGTCGATCGGCTTGAGCGGTGTTGCAAAGTACGGTCTCTGACTCATGGTGATTCCTTCCCTTTGATAAAGCCATCTTCGAGGACGAAGCCTACCTTACCGCTGCCGTCGACGCGCTCGATCCAGACCTGGTAGTCCTGGGCCGTCGCCATCTCCGCCAGCATACGCATCGAATCGTCGTCCAGAAGCGATCCGTCGCGGACCCTGATAACGCGCAGGGTCGGGTTCATTGCCATCGCCATCGCGATCGACGCGCGAAGCTGCTCGGCGTCAGATGCCTGACTGAAGGGTTCTCCTGCCATCGTCACGAAGCCGTCGCCGAACGCGAGGCCGTCGACCGGCAGCTTGGCTGCGGCGACGGCGGCTCGCTTCGCCTCGTTGCGCTTCTCGATCTCCGCCGACAGCGTTGCCGATTCTTCCTTCAGTTTGTTGTAGACCTCGACGTGCTGAAGGTGCAAGTCCTGACGGTCGGCGATCTTGTTCGTCGCAGCGGCCTGGTTGATGCTGGCGCGGATCGCCGTCGTGTCGATCGGCTCCGGCAGTGGGCCGGCGCTGTTGAGTCGCAGCGTCTCGGCGTTCATCGTCTCCCTGTCGCGCTCGATCGACCCCTCGATCGAGGCGATGTCGGACCGCAGCCTTTCGATCTGAGCGTACCTGTCAGTGATCGAGGTTCCGATCCTGTCGATCTTGGCGCGGAGGGCGTCACGGTTCGCCTTGCGCGTCTCGATGTCAGTGTTGTGCTGGCCGGCCTTCTCAAGCTCGGCGATCAGCGCCGTCACGTCGACGCGCTGCGGCACGAGGCTCGTCGGCTTCGTCGAATCTGCCAGCGCCTGCGCGTCCTTCATGCGCCGGTTCACGTTCGCTCTCTTGTCGAAGTCGGCGGCGTTCATCATGTCCGCCTTCTGGAAGTCGTAGTCAGGCACGAACCGGCGCAGCGTCTCGAACTGCTTGCCGGCGTCCATGCGCGCGAACGCGAGCGGGTCGAACGCCAGCGATCCGAGCAGCTTGTCGAGCACCGACTGCGGCGAGGAGAACTTCGCGCCTTCCTTGTTCTCGACGCGCAGCGTGCTCGCCTTGCCTTCGCGGAAGATGCGCGTGACGACCAGGTCGCCGAGGTCGAGCATGACGCGCGCCTCGTCCTTGCCGGTCCGGATCGGCTTCTGCGGTGCTGCTTCGAGGCCGGCGAGCGCGACCCATATCGCGTCGAGCACGGAGGTCTTGCCGTTGCCGTTCTTCCCGGTGATCTCGACCATGTTGCCGGTCGGCGTGATCTCGACGGCGACCAGGCGCTTAAAGTTCTCCGCCTGCAGTTTGATGATTTTCATTTGACTCGCTCCTGTTGATATTGATGTTTGCTGATCTGCTCGAACTTCGACTTGCCGCCGATCTCGGCAGCGCGCTCGTGCGCCATGCGAACGAACCTGTCTCGGTTCCATACGCGATGTTCCTGCACGAACGTCTTGCCGTCCTTGTCCGTGTGCCTGGCGTACAGGTCTGACGGAAGCTCCATCCGGTCGATCATCGCTTCGCGCCTGTCGGGTTCATCTTGAATCTGCGGAACGCCTCGCGATCGAACGAGACGTGACCGGCCTTCGTGACGCCTAGATCGATGTTGTATCCGTCGACCATCGCGCGAGCGGCGTCGCCGGCCTTCATCAGCAGCTTCGCTCTGGCGATCTGCTTGTCCTCTTTCGCAAGCTCCTCGCGATCCTTCGCGTCCTGGTAGGCGACGACAAGCTCGTTGACCTCCGAGTCGCCGCGCATGTCGGCGACCTTGCCGGCGACCGCGCTGCCGTAGAGTTTGCACACAAAGCTCTCGTCGCCAGGGAAGATTGGCGGCGGCGGATTGTCGTCCGCGATCGACTGCCAGAACGCGCGAACCTTCGCCTCGATCGCGTCGCCGACCGCTTGATCGTACCGGCGCATGATCACGAATCCTTTGTTGCCGCCGACCAGCACTCCGATCGCGCCCCACTGCACGCCTCGAACGTGCATCTGATGCTGAAGCTGAATCTCGATGTGGCCTGGCGCGGTGCGCTGACCAGTTCCATCGTCGATCGCCCACTGATCGCGGAACACGCCGTAGTCGACGGCCTTGATCTCGAAAATGCCGGGACCGAACTCGTTGAGCATCGCCTCAAGGATGCCATTGTCTGCGGCGGGAGCGCCTTGCTCGTGTATCTCGTAGTCGAAGCTCGCGCCCATGCGCGCGTCGCCGAGGCTGATGTACTCAGGGATGCGCCGGGTCTTGACCCCGTAGCGCCTGCCGAGCACGGCGGCGATCGAGTCCTGAAGCTCGGTTCCCCACTCCATGCGTTCATTCTCGTCGATCGTGACGTGAACGCCGTCGCGCTTGCGATGCCATAGCTCGAACATCGTCGAGTACGGAGACATGCCGAACAGTGCCGGCGACTCCGTGCTCGTGATGTCCTGCAGCCTGAGAGCGTGCCAGGCGGCGTCGTTCGGCGGGATCGTTGCGATGCGGTTCATCATCATCTCCTGTTGAGGTCGTCGGCCTGGCCGCGACGTGGGTCGTCGAGGTCTCGGTCTCTGGAATCTTTCCATGCCTGAATCCGGCGCTCGTTCAGGCAGTCGACGCATACGAGATCGCCATCGTCCATAGCGGAATCTCCGAGATCGTCGTGAACCTCAGTGCCGCAATCCTCGCAACGGTCCGGCGTCATGCGCGATCCATCGCTTCAGCGGCCTGCCTGGTCTGCGTGGCCTCGACGATCGTGAACCTGTTGCGCGTCATGCTCTCGATCTCCTCGGTCGAGCGTCCGGCGCAGAAGTTCACGCACGCGACCGCGCGCCTGGCGTTCGCCTTTTTCTCGTAGTCCTTGAGCACGACGCTCGTGTTGAACGTCGCGATGATGACCGCTCCGAGGATCGGGTCGTGCGCCCATATCCGAGCGCCGCCGCCGTTGTCGGCGTACTGCCAGGTGTGCGTCGTGAATTTGTCGCTCACGACGGAATCTCCTCGCCTGCCGCCTTGTCGATGTACGTCCATCCCATCGCCTCGACGACGCGACGGATCGAGGTCTCCGGCCCCATCATGGAGAGCACGCAGATCGCGCGCTTGTTGACCTGGTCGACCACGATCACGGAGCCTGAGCGCGGCACGAGCCAGCGTCCCTGATCCCGCAGCAGGGCGAACTGCCGGCGCTGCCACTCGACGGCGTTCGCCATCCCTTCAGCCGTGTCGAGGTTCCAGTTCGCGGCCTTCGGCATGCCGTGCAGCATCGGGCCGGTCATGCGAACAACCTCCGGCGCGCGGCGATCCCGGCCTCGGACGGCTCGCCCTCCGGGTCCGCCATGAACGTGTCGAGGTCGCGATCGATCTCGGCCTGCGCGCGGCGTGGCGCTAGGCTCTTGACCGGCTCCTCGCCCTCCGCGTTGTCCTCCGATGTCGGCAGGATGTCCGCGTGCTCGCGCGCCTCGTCGACCGTGCGCGCCTTGGCGACGCCTTTCATGACCGACCTGGCGTGCGCCATGCTGCCGATCTCGATGTGCCTGCTCGACGGCTCGTGCATCACGATCCAGCGATGGTCGGCGTCGATGTCGCCTGCGCCGTTCTCGCGATCGTAGATCACGATATGTCCGCCGAGCTTGCACTTCATCTCGCAGACGTACCCGGCATTGCCGCGATGCGGCTTGCTGTTGGGTCCGAGTTTCATGACGTGGCCTTCAGGATTTTGGCGATGACGACCTCGATCGCGTCGTCGCTGTCCATCAGCAGCGCGCCAGGATGAACCGGCGTGCCGTTTCGCAGGAACTCGTGCATCGCGACCAGGATCGCGTGCATCTTCGGAGCGGCGTCCGCGATCCGCGCCTGGCGCTGCGATTCCTTGGCCTTCTGGATCAGCGCGGCGTCCTCGATCTTACGCTCCGCGAGCGCCTTGGCGATCAAGTTGTCGCGCTCGATCTCCGTCCAGACCTCGGCGACGATCGCGACGTTCCTCGCGACCGTGGCGTCGAGCTTGCGCGTGTTGAAATATCCCGGCATGCGGTGATCCATCTCAAGGGAATTTTTGAAGATGACCGGGAAGCCTTCGCCCAGGAACGAACAACCCTCGATCTGGCGCGTCTCGATGTTGAACCAGAAGTGATAGCGCGCCTCGCCGTCCTGCCAGCCTGCGGCGGCGCGCTTGAAGTCGCGGCTGACGTTGTCGACGTGGATGTTCGTGATGTGGCTCATGACCGCGCCTCGCTGTTCGAGAGGTATTCCGCGTATGCGTTGATCGCGGCGTCAGCTTGGCGAGTCGTCTTGATTGTCGCGACCGGGAGGGTGTTCGCGATCGTGTTCGCGCCCTCTCCGTTCACGGTGTTCTGGAAGTGCGCCATCTTGCAGGCTTCGAGGCCGTGCTTCGCTATGGCTCGTTGGGCGTTTCTGCTGAGTGTCATTTGCGTCTCCGTTGTTCCCGATGCGGCGCATCAGGTGATGTAAGAGTAGAGTAAAACTCAACACCGTGTCAAATTTATTTTTCGGCTTTCCCGATCAAGGACTTACTTCAGCCTGGAACAGTGGCCGACGTAGGCGCGAGCGGCCATCCAGTACGCCGCCATCGGTCCCTTGTTTTTCTTCCACGACTGAGCCGCGTTGACGTGGCACTCGGCGCGCAGTTCCTTCAGCATCTCGCGGAACTGCTCGCGAAGCTCCGGGTGTGCGTCGAGGAAGGTGATCAACTTGCGCGCTGACGAGAGCTTCATCAGCGGATTGCGAACGAGCAGGCTGTTCGATCGCATTAGAAGCTCGGATTCTGTTCGTAGCGATGACCGCGCGTAAGGGACCACGTCCCGCCCTTTTTGATCCAGCCGCCAGTGAGCTTGCGACGGTAGTAGACGCTGCCGGTGTCCGTCGTGATGATGCGGAAGTTTGGGCCGCTGACCTTGATGATCTTGCCGTCAGGGTAGCTGTCGCCATTGAAGCCGTAGCTGACCTCGTCTCCTACCTGGGGGCGCTCGATCACGTCGTAGCGCGGCGAGACGTTCGGGCCGCTGTCGATCGCGATGTACGGGCAGGCGACGGTCTGGACTGCCGCCTCATTCAGTTCCTTCGCAACCTGCTCGGCGCGCTCCATCGTCGGCCAATCGTTGCGGCTCTCGTGGCCCTTCCATTCCTGCGGGTACTGCGTCGTCGCCGATACCGCCTTACCGTTTTCGATTTTTACGATGAGCATCTTCATCTCCTGTTATCCCGATGCGACGCATCGAGTGACTCAAGTGTCTACATTTTTTCAACGCCAGTCAACAACTATTTTCGACCCTTTTGGATCAAGCACTTACGATCGCTTGCGGACTGTTGAGTTTTCCGATACGCTCGACGGTCATGAAAACTCCGAAGCAGATCGTCGTCGAGATGTTCGGCGTCCGTGGCACGGCTCGCATCCTGAAGCTGTCGCCTGGCGCGGTCTCGAAGTGGAACACGGTTCCGTCGTGGCATCATAAGCCGCTGCTCGACGCTGCCAAGGCCGCGAAGAAAAAACTCACGCCTGACATGCTAATCCTGGGAGCGAAAACATGATTCGAGCCATCGAGATTTTCCTGATCGTCTGCGGCATCGCAGGTGTCGCCGATGTCCTGCTGTTCAAGGGGATCATCGGCGTGTGGTTGAGCAAGTATCTCGACGTGAGCAAGTTCCTGCCGAAGTGACGCTCGCGCTCCGCCCCTACCAGGTCCGCCAGTACGACGAGGCTCGCGCTCTCGTCGCGTCCGGCGAGAACTCCGTCCTGATCCAGTCGCCGACCGGCAGCGGCAAGACCGTGCTCACG